ACCGCCCTCCGGCAGCAAAATGGGCGAACGACTACCCACATAAATTCCTTTTTCTTCGAGGTATTCACGCCACTCTGTAGACAACCCAGACATCCAAGGCTGTGGCTGGCCAGAAAAATAAATTGAGTCTTCGTAATCTGCTGAGTTTCTATAGTGCGCAATGTTGACCTCTGCCATGTCGTACAGAGGCGAAGGGTCGATCATAGTGTCGTTATTGATAGAACCGATAAAAGTAAAGGGAATTTCATCCCAGTTATTACCCGCCCCGTCTTTAATGATGTGCTCCGAGAATAAAATCCAATCTTCTTTCTGTTTCCGCCAAACCTCTTGTATATAGCCTTCGGAGCCAAGCTTTAACACACGGTATTGACTAATTTTCTTTTCACCAAAACCATCTTCTGTTGTCTCTGTGGCGGTCTCACTAAAGACCAAGAGCACTAACTTATGCTGACCACCAACTTGCTCAGTGCGCCAATTGATGATTTGTTTAGCGCCAATGGGAATAATGCTCGCCCTGTACTTCCCGGCATTCATATCAGCTTTAGAGACAGGCCCATCGACTTGGGGGTAGTCTGTTAACAACCCATGTCGGCCAAACCTAAGCACCGCAGACAATGAAGACTGAGACTGCTGAACGATTCCCACGCCGTTACCGTCTACATCATCAACCACATAATCTGTTGGCGCTTTAATCACAGGGTCTTTGCGATAAGCCGCGCCTACCATGCCGTCTTTTGTTCTGCCTGTGGCGTTATAGAAGACCGCCCTTGCTACGTATTGACTGTAACGCTGTTTGTTTTCTTCGCTTAGATCAGTAGGGTTTGGCTTAGGCAGATATGTGTCTTTACCGGCTTTTACCCGCTCTTGACCCGCACAAACATCGTCCACCAGATTCCAGGCATAGAGCGCATCTTCATACTCGCTGCGCTGAAATGTAACATCATTGCTCATGTAGCCATTCTCATATTGATGGACATTGCTTCTCGTCGTGTATCAAGGATTCGGTATCTGGTTGCGTCCCAGTCGTGATCTTCAGCATCTGTATCAACGTCATCAGAATTCTTTTTATCACGTGGCAAGATCGGTATACGGCTTATCCAGCCGCGACAGTTATCAAATACGTAGAAAGCAGGCGATTCAGGAAGCCCTGACTCTTTATCTTTTGCCTCAACAGAGGCTGTCAGCATGTCACAAAACAACGCGGCTCCATTCACTCTCGAACCCGGCTTCTTATTGGCTGGCTTCCAGGTTGCGCCGTTCTTCTCCATCTTTTCACCAATGGAAAGCTCATTGTCCCCAGTGTTATAAATAGCGGAATCAGCAGGGCCAGGAACCACCTTTTTACAGATGTTCGGGGTAATATTTATTTGCCCTTTGGATATGCTTGCGGGCGGCTCACTCTCTTCACCGGACAGCCTTTGATCTACCCACTTAACACCCTTGGCCACATCAAATGAGGCCATCTTTAAGCCTGTGTTCAGTTCATCTGGTGGGCATCCATACCACTCACCGACCAAGAAAACTGTGCCAGAGGGGTATTTAATTGATTTGCCTTCTATATCTACGGGCGTTCCATCTGATTCAGCCCACCAAAGATTTGCAAACGGCTTTGACTCACCCCAATCATGTGATCTATCTACCCGCCATGAAGAAGGAATAACAAACGGCTTAACAACATGTATTGATTCGCTCCAAAGATGATCAAACCTACCACCGGATGTAACATCCCACGATCCATCAACCCAGGCTGCTTTCTTATTCGGGTCTTTGATCGCCATCAACATGGCAATGTATTTAGGGTCTAGGTATTTGTTTTCCCGCCAGGAACCGTGAATAGCAACCCTAGTCAGGGTTATCTCTTCTTCAGTTTCGGTTTGCGGGTTAAATACAGTCTGCGTATGCCGCTGAACCACCCCTCTCGGCGCTGGCGTAATAAACCGCCTCTTAACCCAAGCGTGACCAACACCAAACGGGTTGGTGGTGCTGAACATCTCTAAAGGAATAGGAGGAAGTAAGCTGCCATCAGATAAAGGATGATCTTGAGGCCTGAAAGACGACCTCATGCACGAGAACATTGCCGTATACAGGCTGTCATCTTTCTGCTTTGTTAGCTCGTTAAAGCCAATAAAGGGAAATTCTTGTCCGTGATAGCCCCAGTAATCGTCTTCAGACTTTCCGTGCCTAAAAAGTAACTCTTCGCCCGTGGGCCAAACCCACTTCAGCTCTGTTGCAGAACTTAAAAATTTAGCACCGTCATTAAATGATCCAAACAATCGCTTTGATTGAACAATCAAGTCTGCTAAATCTTTATACTCTGTATCAAATATAACCCCGCGCCAGAATGTGCCATAACCCAAGCCAACTCTTGATCTAAATCTGGCTAACTGTGCTGCGGTTTTTCCTGGGCCTCTTGTGCCTTCGTATAAAATCTCATCACAGGGACAGCTAAGGGCTAAACATTGTGATCCAGGTAAAGGTTTCCAGACTACCTTGTGGCTCACTCACCATCCTGTGCCGATGTTGCCGCTGCTTCCCAATCCTCTACGCTCACACAGCCAGGAATAACCATGATGTTGCTACCGCTAATATTATGGTCAACCTTCTCCTTAAAAGCCTGCACATCGACATGCTTGCCGATCAACTCTAAACGCTTAATACGATCAGACAGGCGAACTTTCATTGTTACGCCATCAGGAACCTTCTTACCATCTTCGTAAGTGTATTCTTGGTGGGTGTCTATTCCAGCCACTAAACCTTTGCGCCATATATCAGGCCACTCAGTTACGGGGCGTAATCCACCACTCTCATTGTAGAGATCAGCAACATCGGCTTCAGCTTCGTCGGCTAACCTATTCAGAAGCCAATCAGCGTCTATTTTTGTGCGCTCAGAACGTTCTTTTTTAAGCGTTTGTATCTGCTCTTGTATCTCAGGTTTCTTCAGGAGGTCAAAAGCCTGAGAATATGCTGTTTTCTCGCTATAACCAGCCCTGATAGCTGACTGTGTTGCATTAAGGTCTAAAAGATACTCTTCAGCAAACCTTTTCTGTTTGTCGTTTAACATTGTCGGCCCCCGGCCTCTAGCTCCCAGAGCCATTTAACAAATTCAGCAGACGTTGACGATTATCTCACCGTCTATAGTTTGACTTGCTGATGTTCCACATTGGATATAAACGGTGTCTATACTTTCAGCTGTGGCATCTAGAGTGAACTGGACAGCTAGTCCAGCGGCCACTGTTTCGCCATTGATCGTAAGCTCTGCCGTACTCACAGCTTTATTGGTAATTGTTTGATTGGAACCAGACGTAACCGTAGGCGTACCTGTTAAAGTCTCGCCTGTGTCTAGCTTTCCAGACATATCTACAGCAACATGTCGCACTTCTTCAGTGGACATGCTATGTATCTGTGGTGCTGTGTCAGTCATCTAGAATATCCTGTAAACACTTGGCGTTTTTGCGCTTCTTTCTCGTCGGCCTCAGCATCTGTTAACAATCCAAATGCTTTTATGGTGAATGAGTTATCACCAGCCGCCGCCTTAGCCTTCCTGCCTGCTATCCGTAGATAACGAGCCAAATCTAAAGCCGTGTTGTAATCCACCGTAATGGGTACGTTTCCGAACTCCATAGTGACTAGCTCACCATCGGGGTAAACTCGGTAGGGCTGGTTGTGTAATACGCCCATAGATTATTTACTGTCCCGCTGAGCAATCCACTTTTTGACCTGGATTCTTCGGTAGATTAGATCCTCCTGCTCGTCTTCGGAGAGGACTTCTTTTGCTTCTAGTTTCTCGCAATGCTGAGACCACTGGATAATATTTTTTTCCAGTAAACCCTCTTTACTAGACTTCATTTGTCTAAGCTGATCTTTATTAAGCTTCATATTCTTAATCCAAGGTTATATCAAGAGCACCAATAGCAAACTGAGGATTAACGCCATTACTAATCGCTAGATCAGATCCCAAATCCGCATGAATTCTTAACACATCCCCAGTAGCAATAAGGCCAATACCACAATGAACCGCCGTGTCATCTGCCCCCGCTGTTTTCTCACCGAACTGAATTAGGGCTGCATTCGATGCCGTGCCGCCTGAGCTTGTCCAGCCTGAACCACTACGGGCTACGGCCTGCCTGGTATAACCTGTGTAGTCACACTCATCAGCGGTAAGTAATGTATCTGTATCGTCTAGTGCTACAGTATGAAGTGATACTTGGCAGCTTCCCGCTGTAGCGGCTGCTGGCAACCCAGTAGCATCGCCCACATTGGCAATCGCTGAATTTAAGAAAAGATGATCTAGGATTGCATCTTCAAAAGCGTTTGTTGCGCTCATCGTAATTACCTATTTAGTTAATGGTGTAATGAAGCGGGTCGCCGCTTATAGTGAAGTGAAGGCGTGTACCGCCCATTGTGTATTCCAGCCCTTCAACAGAAACAGCTGCTCCAGGCTGACTTAATACCGCTGTTGTGGAGAGTGTTAGCCCACCTGTAGCTGCTAGTGATCCAGTTGCATTCAATGTCGCAGATGAACCAAACGACATAGCAACAGATGCAATCATGGCATCCGCTATGGCCGTTGTTAGGCCAGCAGAGCTACCGAAACTTAAAGGCGCTTCAGCTTGTAAAGCACCCACACCCGACAAGGTGAATGAATCGCCAAACGTTAGACTGCTGGACGCTGACAATGCGCCTGTTGCATTAAGCAATAAAGTATCGCCAAAGCTTAAATTACTAGAAGCAGACAGTGTGCCTGTAGCACTTAATGCCGCATTAGCACCAAATGTAATTGAAGCCGTAGTATTTAAGTCATTTGCATTTGCTTGGGATAAATCGGCAGATGAACCAAACACAATATTGCTGGTAGAGGTAAGACTGCCTGTCCCGGCTAGCCCTGCACTGCTTCCAAAGGCAATAGAATCAACGGCTTGTAATGAGCCAATTGCACTAGCTGTCGCATTTGACCCGAAAGATAGAGCGCTAGAGCCGGATAACAGCCCTACACCATCTAGCTCAGCACTCGCACCAAACGATAAAGACTCACTTGCTTGCAATAAGCCAGCACCCGAAAGGGTTAAGATATCACTAAAAGTAATACTCGCTGTGCCAGATAACGCCCCCGCAGCGTTAAGAGTAGGCGATGAGCCGAAAGATAAGGCTGATGCTCCCGACAGCTTTCCGGTTGCGCTTAGCTCTGCACTTGATCCGAACGACATCCCGCCTGTTGCGGTTATGTCTGTCGCCCCACCACCACTAACTAAATTTCTGCGCCCAGTTTTTACCGCAACCGTCTGAAGCGCATTAGTTCCAATCGTCATTTTATGGCCAGATAGCAGCTACAGCTTCAATACCTGCGACACGCTCATCTATAGTTATACTCTGGTCAGTACCAGCAGCATCTAGCATCCCAGATGCCGTATTCTCGGCCACCCGGATTGCCACGATCTGGTCGAACAAAGCGTCCATACCCTCTAGCTCTGCCAGCTCTTCAGGTGTGGCCGTGCCACGGGTTTCTCGCCTGTGGAGCTGTGAAGCCCTGCCCTGGAGGTTCTGTTGAGCTTGGATGAGCTTGTCACCCACCTTGCCACCGAACAGTGCAGATATTCTTTCACTTGCGGCACCCCTGAATTGTTCACGCCGCTTCTCCCGGTACGTGTTCACCCACTCAACTTCACGGGCATCCACTTCAGATTCTTCTTCGGGAGTTAGGGAGATTTTCACCCCATTAACTATTTGCGTTCTCATCTATCAATCTCCCAACAGATATAGCTACCTGACGTTAAATTGCCCGATGACATATAAAACCGAACGCCAGTTACAGAACGGTGGTACTCCAATGCGCCGACAAACCTGTGCGCGACTTGCTGCCCGCCTGTCCAGTGCATGGTTGAGTGCCCACTTAACGGTGTTGCCGCATTTTCGTCCTCTGGGCTAGATAAGAGATACCTGCCATAAAACCCTTCTTCAGCCCCTGAAGTCTGGTTATTACCAACAGCAAGGTTGGCCGAATGCAGTTGGAATTGGGTAGCCCCACCTACACCGCCAGTATTAACAGAGCCATCATAGTGACCATCGGCAGATGAGTGATAGTTGCCGCTCGTATGCCACGCGCCCGCAGTATCGTCATAAAGTTGTGCATACATATCCGATTCCGATGCAGGCACAATGTTATGCAAGCTAACCACATAGTCTTTATCGGCCCTAAACTTGCCGGTTGATCCACCGATGGTGATATACGCATCATCCACCACCGTACCTTGTGAATGCACCCTCCGCCCTTTTGATGGGGACACCACCAACAAAGTCGGGGTTTCATCTTCCCCTGTCGCAGACCAGTCAATCTTGCTCCCGGTGCTGGATGCTTCAAGGGTTCCTCGCGTTAAGGTATCGGTTGCCAGGTCGTTATAAGTGCAATCGGCTATCTCCCACGCCCCACTAGGGTTGCCATCAGCATCTGTGGCAAAGGCATAGATTTTTAACTCCACACCATCGACAACTTCCGAAGGTGAAGCAATATTTCTGTGGCCTGCCAAACCCGTACCACTTAAATCATAAGCTGTAGAGGCATTTGGCTTATTACCTGCCGCTTCGCCACAGGCTGCTGGCGCTAAAAACATTGGCTAAATCCCCTTAAACCCGGCAATGAAAAAAAATAGTTTTTCCTCTTCATACTAAACCCACTATGCATCTACCACCTTCCGAACAACCCGCTTAACACGGCCTGCTTTATGCCTCTCCCAATGCAACTCAGTAACACCAAGAGTCGCCAGCTTTTTATCCAAATCAGCCCAACCCGTTATCGGCATCTTGCCCTGCAACAAAGTTGCCTTAGCCACATGACCAGAGATCACAACGTTAGCCACCAGGCCAAAAGACTGCATTTCATCATCAAGGGGCTTTGTGGGATCAACCGGGTTTTCGTATGCCCGCAGCTGATAAATTCCAGGCATGGGGTCTAGCCTCACAAACGATAGCCCCGCCTTATGTTGTGACAATTTGACGCTCATCGACCAAAGAAAGGCTTAATGCCCTTGCATAAGAGGTTTTAAAAATGTATTCCATCCAGTAACCAGCGGATGGATGCTCAAATATGCCGCTATGCTCCACTGCTCTGCGGGGAAATATCTTGTCAGCCGTATTAATGCTTTCAATATTAAGCTCAGAACCTGTATACCCTGTTCTGCCCATCTCCCCCCAGTTTCTTGCCGCCGCCCATTCCTCACTAAATAGCGAAGTGATCCAGGTAAGAATGCGCCCGAACTTCACCACCCTGTCTTCTGGATTCCAGTAAACAGTGGTGTGTTTTGCGTCTGGAGAAGGATGAATATCAGAAGGCAATGCAGGCTGAATACAAACAGCTATATCAGGGCTTACTTCATAATGGTCATAACACATCCTCAAAATGGTATTACCGTTAGAATGTGCAGTAACGACCGTGGTGTAACCGCGCTCGCGGTAATAAATAATAAAATTCTTTAAACGCCTCGCTGTATCGGGATTCATTCGCCTAGCTTCAGCGACATTGTCCGCGTCATACACCAGCACACGAGACACAACGCCAGCTTCTTCATATAACTGGTCTAATTGCCCTACCGTATCTCGGTAATCATCCGTTCTATAACCGTGGATATGAATTGCTGCTATTGGCACTCAATAACCTCCACGTTTGATTTAATTTCTACATTGATGTAACTACAGGCCGATAGACTAAAGGCCAGGAATAAGACGAGATATTTCATCTCAGCTCAAAATGAACAAGATCATCAAATTTATTGTCTGAAACCTGCCTGTTGCCATTCCAGTCGCCGCCCCATCTAACTGAGTGAAAAATCCGCCCCTGGGCTTTTAATGCTGAGGCGAGGCCAAGAACAAAACCGGCAAACAATGTAAATCGTTCTCGGTCATTCCAGTCAATTGGGTAAGGCGCAACATCAACGGCCATTGAAGGCCCAACATTGTGCCGCGAATCAGGCCACCTAGTTTGCGTGTTGCCTTCTATATAAGCGGACATCTGCTCTTGCTCTGTTCTGTAACCACAGATAACAGAGCAATCAAAATCTTTTACTACTTCTTCAAATAAAACGATTAAATCTGTGTGACAGGTATCAAGCCTGTCTTGTGAGTTCTGGCTGAATCTAGCCATCTTTCATCAAATGCTTATGCAGAAGCCTTTCTCTCTCATCACGCTTCTTCTGAAAGTGATATTGGACATAAAGGCCAACAAGACCAACAGCAATGCCAACCATGATTCCAAGGCCGGCCAATAAATCGTGATTTTCACTGATCCACTTCGCGAACCCGGAGCCAACGGCTAGGCCACCGCCAAGCTGGGCTGTTTTATGCCCCAGCGCTATCACTGTCTGCTCGTGGCCTACATCCATACTTCATCCTTAGAAATAGAAACAGCCCCAGGTACGAATACAAGGGGCTGCGAGGGAGTTGCCGTTAGGCAAGTGGTGAGTCTTTTTTATAGGCACAAAAAAACCTGAGAGTTCGCACCCCTCAGGCAATCATGACACTAACAAGTTTAATTTTGTGCTCGAAATTCGACACTAGGGATATTGTGGCATACACCCCTCGTAACTGTCAATACATACAGGCTGTACTTTTAAACATTTGTTTAAATAGTCAGATATGGCTGTATATACAGTATATATTGTACTACTAGCCACAAATGGCAATAACACGTCATGGAGTGGGACAAAGCCCGCGAACTCTTTTTTATGTGTCAATAATTTCAGTCGGCTCTGGATCTTCATACTCGCTACAGTAAATAACGCCCTGCTTACCATCTCTTTTCACAATAATCCCTATAACCTCGCCCTCATAGGCAAAGCACAGATCTCCATCATTAAACTTGCTTAATTCTTCTTTTAACTGTTTTACTGTTTTCATAAACTCTAGCCCCTCACACGTATAACAACCCATTAAATTTGAGAAATTAAGTCAAAATGATTATATATCAAGTTCGGCCTGCCCTTTTCGGGTTATTACAAAATCTCCGCGACATCCACAATCGCACCCGTTAACGACACCACGCCTTATTAACATTTTCATCTTTGCCAGTCGTAGCTTTTCTGGCACAACTTCTGGCATAACCTGTGTCACATCGAAATCATTCCCAAAATACCAGTTGTGCCACTGTTCTGGGTTTTTTGCCAGAAACTCAAGGATTGGCCTATCTGGTATATCTTTGCATTGCATCGTTAAACAACAATCCTCCTGTTCCAGGCATCGACAGCTTCATCCACACTATCAAACACCCCTCTAGAATAGCCATCTATCAGCCCAACGGAATCATTGCCCACCTCACAACAGCACCCGCTGCACTCCAGCCAATACCCCATTTTATGATCTGGCTCCTGATCGTATTCATTTCCACCGGCTAAGATTTTTGGCTTCTGCCCACAAAATGGACAGGGCAAAATGACAGCGCCGACTATATTTACCTCCATCCTCTATTCCCTGCTTTTTACCTTCCTCATCCAGTCATATATTGGCTGCTCTGCACTGTTCATCCACTCTGTTAATTTATCTTGTAGAAAATTCCACTTTTCCATGTGGTCTCTTTGCCAGTTATCGGCATCACTTTTTATGCTTGCTGCCAAATCTTTATATTCATATAGCCTTGGCCTTGAACCCCCTGTTGGCGGATTGATCCACCTCACTTCTAATAAGGCATAAGGTATTAACGTAATAGCATTATCCTTCCACTTTCTTTTTCTTTCTTGCCTCTCTACTACATCTCTTAATCCACCGCACAACCATGAACCCAGCTTATTTCGTTTTCTATCGTCTGTTTCTAACTCACCCGACCAAAGGTAATTACCCATATCCCTATAAAGTGGATTAAGCGCGTTAATGACTTGCAATGCGCCCTTCTCGTACCGGGGCAACACCCTGCCACCCGATGTCTGAACAGAAACCATTCCCCTCTCTGGCGAACGCTCATAAGTGACTTGGTGCCACACCTGCCTACCGCTATAGAGGGGTATATCAAATTTGGTATATTCGTTCACAGCACCGCCTAATTAATTAGCTTGATTCAAACTGAACACCGCAACAGGGGCAGTCCGCCAAGTAACCGCCTTCACCTTCGTCTACCAAGTCTTCCCAGTGATCCTCACATACATCCATAGCCCTCCTTCTTTTTCTTGAGTAAACCTTCCCAGGCTCCGCTTTCTCTCCGCACCCTTCAACTTCACAGATATTACTCACAACCCTTTGCTCCCTGGACAAGCCATAGATTTATACTTAACCTTTGGGCATTTAATATCCCCGCATTCTGAGCAAGGCTTATCTTTATAGGGCCAGTTCTCAGACACTTTTTTTTCATCTGTGGGCCTTCTGTTGCTGCCTTTGCCTGCTTCAGATTGGGGCATAATCAAAACCTCATTAGCGCAAGCACCGTGCCAATAACAAAACAGATGCTTCCTGCCAAATAAAACCAATAAGGAATCATTCTTCACAGTTCTCGCAAAAGGTAGGATGCAGCAAATGCAACTGATCCTCGGTTAGCGGCTCTTTTAACTTTTCAATATCAGCCTCCATTCTCACCAAAAGACCAGCAATATGATTTCGCGTTATATTCGGCATAGTGTCATTTGCAGCCTGAAGCGCATCATAGAGATAATGGTCTAGGTCACTATGGGCTAAGGCTGTATCAACTAATTTAGTCAGCAAGCAATCCGACATAGTTAAGCTCCTTTTGCAGTTTTAAATGGTAGCCATACTGCGCCATTGGCCGTCTTTCTCTTTTCGCCACAATTACTAAACAGCAGTAAAAATCAACAACGTGGGCATTCATTTTTCAGCCTTCACCTTTCCCTTAGTCCGTAAGTTGAACCGATTCAATGTATCTATCGGGTGGCTGATAGCCTCGATCATCCATAATGATTAACTGGGTGCCTCGTTTAGAGCCAAATGCCCCGCCGTGAGAATAAGCATCCTTTGGAGGAATAATTCCCACACTTTCAACCGTACAGCCGGGATGCTCTTTAAATTGAATCCACTGATTATGGTGAACGTGGCCCGTAAACCAGTGGCGATACTTCACCCTGCCCCACATTTCATGCTGATCATCGGCCATCTTCCCCGGTAGCGAAGCCAGTTTGCACTTATGGCCATGACAGAATCCAAGCCCAACTTGGCCACGCTCAAAATATTGATAGCTGTTATCCCCCGCCTGACAGGAAAAACGCTTTTCTTTCTCGTACAGCTTGGGCAAAAACGCACCCAAAGCCCGCCCTAAAATATCGTCATGGTTGCCCGGAGTATTAACAAAGTGAACCTCTTTGTATTTCATTAAGCAGAGGTCAATGAGCTGTGTTATCACCCTAACGCCAGCGTCAAGCCAATACCCCGGCCTGCCATCTAAATCTAACTTGTGGCCGCTTTTCGATGTCTCCCCAGCAATATTGTCCGCATGGAAAAAATCACCGGAATTAAACAAAACACAAACCTCAGTGTCGGGCGTTCTCTTGAGTAGTCGGCTAAACACTTTTTCATAAACTCTTAGGGCTATCGGCACATCCCAATCAGTGCCAACTTCTTTGCTCCACGTTCTCAGCCCTATATGTGGATCGCCAACCGGAATGACCGAAAAGTGGTGCTTTTTCTTTGGGTTGCCCTTGTATACCGCTGGCTTTAATCGGGGGATTTCTGCCGACATCGCCTCAACAACTATTTCAGCCTCTTTTAGCTGATCAACAATCTTTCTATTTGATTTCACCCACCCTATAATTCGGCCTAAAGGGTCATCATCTGGATATTTGACCAAATCACTATATCCACTCACTACCTGGCTTGGCGGCATTACATGATTGCGATTGTTTTCAGGGTCAAAACCCCTATCTTCCGCAATCTTTTTCACTCTGCGCAAAACGGTACGAAAATTACCAGGATCTATACCAAGCTCTGCTCCACCTTTACGGCTAGACTTCCCCTCAAGGTGCTTTCCTACAACAGCCATTTGCTGTTCTGTCCTACAGAAGTCTAATAAGGTCATACAACATCCTTTTCGAGTTGCTTTATCTGGAAGTCCACAAACTCATCGCCTTTTTTTACATCAGCAACATCAATCACGGCTCGCTTTATATTCCTGTCGTTAAATCCATATTTCTTTTGCAAGCAATCAACAAACGGTTTTACTGGATTATCAAAATCACTGAGTTTTGAGCTAAAACCAAAGGTCAGATGAAGCTCTAAAAAGCCATCGGGAATATCTATAGCTGGCAGCATCAAAAGCACATCGCGCTCATACTTTTTGTAGGTCGGCGTTTTGAATCTTTTACCCTGCCATACCTGGTTCACAGACAGGGGCTTGATATCTAATTTCATCCGAACTTAACCACCCCTGCTTCTATCATCCTTCGCCAAGTGCGTACCATTGCTCTGCGCTCATACCAATCTCGGTGTTCTTCTAGTTCTTGACTGTATGCCCTTCCATCTACCGCATCGTGGCAACTACTACATCCATAAGCCGCACTCACATCGTCAGACTTTTTACCCATGCCTTTAGTCTCATCCGATAGGTGACAGAACACCGTTGTTTCAGGGGTGTAATTGCATACACCGACAATATGGAATGTGCATTCTTCGCCCCTTGCGCTGTTTCTGGCTTTCTTGCTGATGATCTTTGCCATCAAATATCCAGGCTCAAACAACACATAGTCACGCAAGAAGGCCCCCCACCTATACCTCCATTAGTGTGTGCCCAAACGTTTGCCCCTGTAATGTCCACACCAGTTTCCATGACGAAGCGAGTTAAGATGTCGTCAATCTCTGCTTCGCACATAAATTTCTTCTCTTTCAACTCTTCTACCGTCATAACCTCTCCAACCCATACATAGATGGGTCTGTCAATTGATATTTACTACCCATTTCATTCTGTAAATCTGTCAAGTATTGGGACATCTTCTTCACACCCATAATGCTGGTGAGTGGTGTTAGCGGCATAATTTCATCCACCACCTGCTCATAGGTTGGATTGCTGGCTGTGGCGTGTTTCCAGAACAAAGAAAACGCCTCATCCTCCAACATAATGGGCAGACCATAACGACTCTTACAGCGCGACTTAACCTGTTCAGGCGTGTACTCCCTACCCTGTTGCGATATATCCAAATACCATTTGTGAGATAGGCGGTTTTGAGCATCACTGCGCTTCTCATCGTATTGTTTGATCTGGACATAAAACGGCTTCTTTGGATTCACAGGGCAAGTAGCCAGAGCAGCCGCAGCATTAGCTTTCTGCCTGTCGTCTTTTATGATCCAGAAAGTGCGTTCCATTCATCGAGGCCCAAAAATAATTGCAGCCATTATCAGATCAAGAAACCCTGTTAACACGAACAACACACCAGGCACTTGAAACTCTATGCTTCTGTTTTTCCATGCGAGAATTGCATTAGGCACCATCACCATCATTGCGACTGAAAAAGTAATCACTTCACCACCCCTTATTCCGCTTGATCATCTTCACTATCTCGAAATCGGTTTCTACCGCCAACTGTTTCGGCATTCCCGCTATCTGGGGTACAAAAGGCTTCCAAGCCTCCCATCCATCGCTGGAAGGGGTCGAAACCTTCTTGATCGGTACGGCCATCCACATTGTCTTGAGCTTCTTCTTTGGCCCCGGCTTTTCCATTCATCATTCACCCCTGTAGATTCGATTGAATATTGCCTTGCTCGGTATTCTTGGTATGCCTGCCAGCTCTTCAGCCTTAACGTAATGTTTCCATGTGTAGGCTCTGTAGGCTTCACAAGCCGCTTGTTTTGCCGTACACCAAGCCCGCTTATTGCAGTCATTGCAGGGCATTATTTTGGAATCATCTGCCATGCCGCAGCCCCTAACGCTGCCTTCAAACTCTCGAACCATTTCCGATCTACGGATTGGCCGGTGCATATCCAGTCTCAAGCGTCTGCCATCCTGCAAATTTTGGCTTTGTTTAACAGGTTGCCAATCATTCGCGTCCTCGCCTTTTGCGCCTCAATCTCTTTATCATTCAGGCCGCGATATTGCTGTTTGTCATTAGCCGCCCTTACCGCCTCTTCCATTGTTTTTATTGTTGGCATCATGCGAATATTCCTTGTTGCTTGGATTTATACTTGCGCTTTCGTATGAAGCGAGAGGTCTTGGTTTGCTCCACTACCCCCCCTTAGAAAGCAGTCGCAAACAGCGCCCAACGTCTTCAACATCCAGATGAACCATTGCTGCAATAGTTTGCGGGTCATACTCCCTATCACTCTTCATGGCTTTAAACACTCTGTCTGTGTAACTCATGCGAATAACTCCAATGCTGATTTTCGTGCGTCGATGACTTTTTCTGAGTTCTTATCGGCCTTAACCGACACCTCTTCAATCTCTTCAACCTTCTCTGGCAATACCCCGCCCGCCATCACGAACTCCAATGTTTTATTCCAAGCCTCTTGAAACATATCGTTGGCCTGCGCTGCTTTGGCCTGCCTGAAAGCGAAGGGGTCAGCCATTAAGTTGATGGCGTAAACTACCGACTGGTGTTTATCCGTATTAGATTTCGTTGCTTGCGCGTATGCTTCTTCAAAACTTGGCAGGCCCAAATCTTCTCCTCTCGGCAAACATAAAAAACGAAACTCAAGGGGGTTTGGAGGCCATGTCAAAAAAGCGTTATCACACGCCATACGCTCAAGACCAACCTTGATCATTTCGGCTTTGATGCCAGTCATCGCATTAATCCACACCACTGTCGGCTCCAATCCGTATTTGCTCTCCCACTTGTGGTCGTAGGTTTCCAGCATCACATCCCACAACCGATCCATCACTTTGCTGCTTGGATTCTCGGAGAGCTTTTGCTCTTTGGGCTGGCGTTCCACGGCTCTGAGTATTTGATTGACCTGCTGCATTGCTTCCCCCGGATTTAGGCACGACCTCATCTTCCCAGCGCTTGCCGTTCAGGTAGGTGCTTGGGTGAGGAATGAAATCTTTTCGATCAAGTGACCACTCCCCATGACGGAGACGATCAGATATGTTTATTTGAATGGCGTTTAATAATTCACTACAGGGCTTTAACTTTGACCAAGCCGCCTCAGCTTTTTGCTTGTTGGTTTTTCTTGGGTAGGCTTCCCAGAAATCATCAAACGGTATCGATTTTGGTATCGATTCGCCCTCTTCGTTAGATACGAGGGAATCAGGAATCAGGTTAAGGGAATCAGCACGATCGCTTGCGTCTTGTTGTGGTATCGATTCCGTCTTAATACCGTCTTTTTCGATACAGGGTATCGATGTGCCAGCATCCCTTTCATTTTTATGGGGATTTTGGTGTTTATCAAATCCGTGGATATGTAAGTATTCGGTATCGACTACCTTGTATCGCTTAACAAACCCGGCCTTTTCTAGAATATCGATACAACCATCGATACCACCTTCGATACCAAAATCGATACAGTCAAAATAAGGAATGGTATCGACCTTGATGCGCTTTGGTCGGTACTCCAGATTTCCTCGGTAATCGGCGATACACCACAAACCAGAGAAAACAATCATGCACAACGGCCCGCATTCTGCTAACTTATCGTTGCGAAAGAACCCCGGCTTAATGTTTCTTGACCTAGCCATTACTGGTCACCCGCTTCGTCGGCAGGGAGATTACAGTCTCCTGGATAGCACTTGTTGTTTCTCTCTTCACAAGCGGCTCGATAGCGCTCGACCCCATCTAGCATCGCCTCATCTGACAAGTGGTTGATGGCACCTGAAACATCTAGCCAGTGAAGGTTTAGGCCAGTGCAAAACCTCGAGACCTGCTCGTCATCCATAATGAAATGCTCGTCTGTTACCTTCATTGAATACATTGATGCCACAACATCGAGCAAGCTTGTGATGGCCTCATCAACTTCAATTTGAAAAAACTCACGACCACCAAGGCGGCAACCGTCGAGCATTAAATGAATGTTGTTTTCGACTTCCTGGTAATACTCAACGTAAACTTGAAACTCGATAACAAAAGGCGTGGGCACACCAGTCTGATAGAGCTGCTTAGCTCTAACGTGACCGCCAGCAGAGGACATCCCTATCTTTACCAATCCTGGCATGGATGGGTTGCTTAGAACGTATACATAGCCCTTGCAACTCATAGAATAATCAACACCAAAACAATCAACCCAACAGCCACACCAAAAGAGATACGCTTGCAGCTCATATACCA